TCGCTTTCGCGTAAGAGCCAGCAGCTAGCCAAACTATGAAATGATGTACAAGTGCCATAGCCGGCCATGACGACAATGCCCCCATGGGTTGTCCGACTGAATAGCGAATGTACTTCATCTTTCTGGTCATGTGAGAAGATAATTCTTCATCAATGAAAAATTTGCGTTCCCAAAGTTTGCACCAAAGGCTACCTAAATCAGGTTTTACCAGGTTTAGTGCTTCCTTATATAGGAAACGGGGAATCTTATCACTAGCGTCACTTAAGTCACTATAACCGTAAAAGGTTTGGTTGTTCAAGTGCATATTTTTTGCTATTGATGAAATCTTGTTATGATCGAAAGTACAATCTTCAGGAATTTTTCTAAGATAGTCCATAAGTAAATCATGAACAGGCTTTAATAGTTCCTGTGTTATTCCATCGACAATAGCTGCTACACGACACTTTAACTTTCCATATTCTTGGATATAGAGAAGTCGTCCCGTTTGGGGCTTCTTTTCAAATTTATGTTCTTCACCTTCTAAAGGTAGAAAGCGATCGTTAAATTCTAGTGAAGTAATGCCGTATAGGTTCTTTGCTAAAGCTTTTAGATTATTCAGTTCGGCTGGATTTATTTGCAGAGCATAAGAATCAACCAGTCGACACGCGAAAGCGTTACCATTTGGTCCTGCTTTACTTGATAAGTAATAACCAGGTAGCTTTATATGAGTTTTGTGCTTGACAAACTTCGGTAGTCCAATCTTTTGGATACCCGACGCAAGGTCATTGGATATATCCTCGGATATTTCTACTTTGTCGTCTATCGAAGCGAGTTCTGTCGAGCAAACGGTGATAAAGATTTGTTTTAAACCAATTAAGGTCATAATCAATCTCTGCACCTCTACCTTATTTAGGTCAAATTGCGATTTTAATCTACGTTTGACCCACTTTAGGTAGTTGCCGTTTCGAACAAGCGCGAAATCCACATTAGGATCTTTGGCTAGCAAATGATTTACTAACTGTTTCTCCATGAGCTTTAGATAGTTTATGGTAAACTTTGCCCCACCTCTTTTAAAAAGATGGAAAACGTAAGATACCAAGCTATCAGTGGCTTGGGGTGAAAAAGATCCAGTGAACAACATTTGTGTCAGTTGTTTTACAACATCCGGACTTGCCCCTGGAGACAAGCCTCTTACAAGAATCCTCGCGGTTTTAACCGTGGTTCTTTTCTTTTTATTGAAAGGTTCCATGAAAACGATGTGGGTGTTGGGTTACCTAAAAAGCGTAACCGAACTGTGGTTCTGACTCTGTAATAGCAAAACGGTTTCAGTAAGTAGTTCACCAAAACTGCAATGCCCTTTAAACAGGG